TTCATGAAAAAATACTGCTATATTCAACACCCTACTCGCGGTAGAATTCAATTTAACTTATACCCATTCCAGGAAAAAGTATTACGATTATGGAGAGATAATCCATATGACATAATACTTAAATCTCGTCAGTTAGGTATATCCACTTTAGTAGCTGGTTATTCATTATGGTTAATGCTGTTTCAAAAGGACAAAAACGTTCTTTGTATAGCCACTAAGCAAGAAACAGCTAAAAACATGGTAACGAAAGTTAAATTCATGTTTGAAAACTTACCTTCTTGGTTAAAAATAACAGCAGAGGAAAATAATAAACTAACATTACGATTAAGTAATGGATCTCAAGTTAAAGCCGTATCAGCAGCTGGCGACGCAGGTCGATCCGAAGCCGTTTCTTTGCTAATCATAGATGAGGCCGCATTTGTTGATGGTATTGGTGAGATATGGGCATCTGCTCAACAAACATTAGCTACTGGAGGAGGAGCAATTGTGTTATCTACCCCATATGGTACAGGTAACTGGTTTCACCAGACATGGGTTAAAGCAGAAGCAGGTGAAAATCAATTTTTACCTATCAAACTACCATGGTATGTTCATCCTGAACGAGATGAAACTTGGAGAAAACGACAAGATGAACTACTAGGTGACCCAAGAATGGCGGCACAAGAATGTGACTGCGACTTTAACACCTCAGGTGATGTAGTATTCTACCCTGAATATATTGATTTTATTACTTCAACATATGTTAAAGAACCGCTAGAAAGACGAGGTGCCGACCAAAACTTATGGATATGGGAACCAGCCGATTATACTCGCAGTTACATGGTAATAGCCGACGTTGCTCGTGGTGATGGTAAAGACTTTTCTGCATTTCATATTATAGATGTAGAAACTAATACCCAAGTTGGGGAATATAAAGGGCAATTATCACCTAAAGAATTTGGTTATTTCCTAGTAGGTATAGCAACTGAATATAATGAAGCCTTGCTAGTAATAGAAAATGCTAATATAGGATGGTCAACAATCGATGCAGTTCAAGAACGAGGGTATAAAAATTTATATTACTCACCTAAAAGTGAAACAATAAATGCTGATACATATTTAGATAAGTTTGAAGACCCATCTAAAATGACACCTGGTTTTACTATGTCTTTAAAATCAAGACCCCTTGTCATTAATAAATTCCGTGAGTATATTGGTGATAAGAGTGTAATAATACAGTCTAAAAGACTAGTTGAAGAAATGAAAGTGTTTGTGTGGAAAAACGGAAGAGCAGAAGCACAATCAGGATACAATGATGACTTAGTAATGAGTTTTGGCATCGCAATGTATGTTAGAGACACAGCCCTTAAATTTAAAACACAAGGAATGGACCTAACTCGAGCAATGCTTAGTAATATTACGGTAGTCAAAACCAATCAACAAGGTATTTACGGAACAAAATTTAATAACAACCCTTACAACATGGACTTTGGTAATGGGCCTGAGGACATTAGCTGGTTGTTATAATATTTATATACATAATTTAACATAAAATGGCAGATAAAGGTCTATTCCCCAGACTACAAAGATTATTCTCAACTGATGTAATAATCCGAAACGCTGGAGGTAACGAATTAAAAGTAATGGATGTTAATAGCATCCAATCAACAGGTGAGTATCAAACTAACTCACTTATAGATAGATACAGCCGTATTTACTCTAACAACAGCACTTCTTTATATGGTGCCCAATTAAACCTTAACTGGAAATATCTACGTACTCAAATATATTCTGATTATGATGCTATGGATACAGACGCTATTATCGCGTCTGCTTTGGATATAATCGCAGACGAATGTACCCTCAAGAACGACATGGGAGAGGTACTTCAAATTAGAAGCAGCGACGAAGACATACAAAAAATATTATACAACTTATTCTATGATGTGTTAAACATTGAGTTTAACTTATGGTCTTGGATTCGTCAAATGTGTAAGTATGGTGATTTTTTCTTAAAATTAGAAATAGCCGAAAAATTTGGGGTTTACAATGTTATACCATATACCGCATATCATATCGCACGTGAAGAAGGATATGACTCTACAAAACCATCTGAGGTAAGATTTGCATTTAGTGCAGACGGATATTCTGGTGGGACTGGGTATTATGGAGTAACAGGACAGGGTAATTATAGCTCAAATAAACAAGATAATAAAGTTTATTTTGATAATTATGAAATGGCTCACTTCAGATTAATTACCGATGTAAACTATTTACCTTATGGCCGCTCTTACCTAGAACCAGCTCGTAAATTGTTTAAGCAATATATCCTAATGGAGGATGCAATGCTAATACATCGCATTTGCCGCGCCCCAGAAAAACGTATTTTTTATATTAATGTTGGTTCTATTCCTCCAAATGAAGTAGAAAACTTTATGCAGAAGACTATCAACACAATGAAGAAAACCCCATTAGTTGATCCTCAAACCGGCGAATATAATTTAAAATACAACCAACAAAATATGTTGGAAGATTTTTACATACCAGTAAGGGGTAATGATTCATCTACTAAGATTGAACCTACTAAAGGTATGGATTATAATGGTATTGAAGACGTAGCATACTTAAGAGATAAGCTGTTTGCTGCTCTAAAAGTACCTAAAGCATTTATGGGTTATGAAAAAGACTTAACTGGTAAAGCAACATTAGCAGCTGAAGATATTCGTTTTGCTCGCACTATTGATCGTATTCAACGCATTATATTATCTGAGTTAAATAAAATAGCGTTAGTTCACTTATATACTCAAGGGTATAGAAACGAAGGTTTAACAAACTTTGAATTAGATTTAACTACTCCTTCTATCATTTACGACCAAGAGAGAATAGCATTAATGAAAGAAAAAGTAGAATTAGCTCGTAACATTATTGAGACTAAGGTATTACCTACTGATTGGATATATGATAACATATTCCACTTAAGCCAAGACCAATATGATGAATACCGTGATTTGATTGCTGAAGACCAAAAACGTATCTTCAGAATGAAACAAATAGAAAACGAAGGTAATGACCCATTAGAATCAGGTAAGTCATACGGTACACCTCATGATTTAGCCGCATTATATGGTACGGGTCGATATGGGGCAGTACCTGATGGGTATGATAATGATTTAGACTTAGGTCGTCCTAAAGAAAAAGTATCTAACATCGGTACTCAAGATAATATGTTTGGTAAAGATAGATTAGGTAATGTAGGTATGAAGAAAGGTGATGATACTGGTGAAGATAAATCACTTAAAAATAATTTTAAAGGTGGTTCACCATTAGCATTAGAAAGTCTTCAAAATAAGACATTACTTGAATCAATGGATAAAAAACTCTCAATGAAAAAAACTGATTCCTCATTATTAGATGAATCACAAATACGAGAATAAAAAATCTTCATATATTTATAGATAAAAATATACTCACAGAATGACTATTAAACATTCAAAGTACAAAAATACAGGTATCCTCTTTGAACTCCTTGTAAGACAAATTACAGCGGATACCTTATCAGGTACTGAATCAAAGGCAGCAAATATTTTAAAGAAATATTTCACCAAAACAGAATTAGGAAGAGAGTATAGGTTATACGAAAGCCTATTTAAGTATACTAATATTAGTGAAGCTAAGGCCGATGTAGTAGTTACTACTCTTATTGAAAGTTCAAAACAACTTAATCGCTCTGCACTTAAAAGACAAAAATACAATCTAATTAAAGAAATTAAGGCTAATTACAATGTTGAAGACTTCTTCAAAACAAAATTACCTAATTATAAGGCACAGGCTGCCCTATATACTTTATTAGAGGTATACAATAGTGAAAACTTATCTAACCCTACTCAAATTATTGAGAATAAAACCGCTCTTTTAGAACATTTAACCCAGTCAACTATTGACAAAAATGAGGTTCAAAACAACATTTTAGAAGAGTTTAGAAATCAAGATAAAGATATTCGTATATTAACATATAAAGTATTACTTGAAAAATTTAATGATAAGTATGCTGACTTAAACGAAAACCAAAAATCAGTCTTAAAAGAATTTATTAATAGTGTTGATAGTACTCCTAAATTAAAGGATTTCTACAATACTAAAATAAATGAAATTAAAGCTTATTTAACTAAATTAAATACTTCTGTTACTGATAAGGCTATACAAATCAAAATCAATGAGGTAATTAATATATTACCTTCATTAGGAAAGAATGATAAAGCATCAGATGATAATTTAGTAAACTTGTTGCAATATTATCAATTAGTTGAAGAATTAGAAACAGCAGCAAAATGAGTAAATTAAATAAAGTAAAAGATTTAATCAAAAAACGTCTAGAAGAGGAAAGTGCTACAGGTACTGGTTCTTCCTTTACCGCGGGTACAGGTGAAAACTATGCTACACCTGTAGCAGGTAAAGCTAAAAATTACTACTATAAATTAGGATTTAAACCTGTTAATAAAAAAACATTAAATAAAGCTGCTAAGGGTATTGAAGTAAAACAACTGTGGGAAGAACAAACCGCATTTGATATTGAATCATACATTGCAACTTTACCTACCGACGACGAAGAGGTAAAAAAATATATTGCTGGTCGTTTAGGTGACTATAACGCTTTATCTGATAAGTTAAAGCAACTTATCACATTAATAGGAGACGCTAAGAAAGATACTATAAATTCATATAGAGAAAATCCTCAGTTTAAAGCAGTTTACGGCACTGATTTAGCAAATTCACTTTTAGACGACGTAATAGACTTATTTACAAAATAAAATATGGAACAAACACTACAAACACAATATAACCTTATTAAAGAAGGTAAAGGAAATAAAGCATATTTCTTAAAATCAGCATTCCGTTTATTTCCGGACATGCTTTCACCTGTTAACACTTTTGAAGATACAATTGCTATTCTTAAAAATAGAAGCATCATCAGTGAAGGAATTGGTGGAGTAGTAACATCGGGTAAAAAACAAGATTGGCATTCTATTTTTAACGAAAATATGGATAAGCTTAAAGATGAAGAAAACGAAGAAGAAGATGAATTTGCTGCATCAATTGAGGATTTTGAAGAAAAAGATACTGCTGATGCTAACATTTCCCCAATTAACTATCGTAGTCTTAAAGAAGCTAAAGAAAAAGAAGAGCCATCTAAAGAAATTACAAATATGGCTACTCGTGGATATGATTATAAAGACGAGAAAAACTATGACAATGTATTTGGTCAAGAATTTTTAAAAGGATATTACACTGAAATGAAAGATCCTAAAAATGCTGATAAACATGTTGAAGAATTAAGAGCAATTGTAGCTAAAAACTTAGCTAAAGACATTAATTTTTATGTTAAAGACGGACAGTTCGGAGTTAAAGGATTAGGATACCAAACTGAAGCACCAGGACTAGGCGAACCAAAAGAACCTAAAGGCAAATTTAAATCATCAGGATATGGTGACATACCAAAATCAAAATCCTTAGAAGAATCAGTATTGCGTTCTCAAATTCATCTTTTAATTAAGGAAGTATTAGCTGAAGGTAAAAATGATTAAACTAGTAGATTTACTATTTGAAGATAAAGAAGTCAATACTAACTTCTACCAACAAGTACTTGACAAGAGTAACGGTGTATCTATATCTAGTAGAAAATACTTTCAATCTGTAATCGACTCAGTTAAAAAACGAGGTGGTAAAGCTACCCCAAGACAATACGATATACTAGAAAGAATACGAAGAGGAGATTTTTCTTACCATCCAAGAAACTAATATGAAAAAATCTGATTTATTAAAATTAATTAAAGAAGAATATAAAGCTATATTAGAAGCTAAAATGTTTGATGATCCAAACGATTTAGTTTCTGGTGTAGACAAGTATATACCTGAGTTGTCTATTAAAATGATTGGTTGGAGAAAACAATTAGTTGATATACTTGAAAAAGATACTGGGTATCAAAACATGGCTAACATGTTAACAAATTTTACTGAGGTAGTTAAAAAAGAATTAACTATAATAGAAGATTTTAGAGATGACGTAAACGAACATATTCGAGAATACAACGAAATATATCAAAAAAGTGAGCAATTAAGTCCTGAAGATGAAAAGATGTTTGACGAATTAGAAGAATTAGATTCTAGATTACGTAATGTATCTGATCAATTAGAAGAATATATTGACGGACTAGAAAAAATAACTGAAAGTTATAACACATTATCAGACACAGTACGATATATAGTTAAATTTGACTTAAAAGCATGAAACAAGTATTAATAGAAAC